CCAAAGTACACGCCTGATGCTTTGGGTAAGGTTGAATTTGAATACGGAGAGTACGCTTTATTTATATAAAATGGTGCTGCCATTGTGTGAAATCCAAATCTAGATTCGTCAGTTAATCCGTACATAAGATCATTACGAATAGTGACTTGAGTATCGGAGACATTGGTATATCTAATGTATAGTGAACCATAGTCCGACGTCGAATAAGGTAATACATATGGAGTAGAATCATAAAATTTCAATGGTGATCCCATAAATTTATACAGCGTAATGTCTGGAACGTTAAATTCATAAAGTTTGATGTTCGATTGTGCTGAAACGGGAACGTTCTGAATCGGCAAAGGAGTAGTCCATTGCGGAAGCGCAGTTGGATCTGTCATGTTCAAATTAACCGGGGCACCTATCACTGTAGCACTAGGGTCATATGTAAAATTCGGTGGCACATAGTATATAGTAGTTATGACATTTTCCACACCATCAGTCTTCGATTTGTAATCGGTTTGCTTCAATTGAAACTTAAAACCTACTGTTTTACCATAATACATTCTAGAAATAATCGTTATTGGCGTAGATCTTGAAACCATGGTTGGCGAATTTGCGGATTCCCCAATAAGTTCATTTAAAGGAATTATATCGGTAAATGTAGCGTTCGGTTCCAATGTTATGCCCTCGGCTGATTTTGCTACATACATCCTTCTAATCAAATTCCTCAAATCAGTTGTTTTGAAAAGCCTCTCGGTATGTGTTTTCAGTGAAATTTTGTCATCATCAGTAATCAAATCTTTTTGTGGTTGTGATTCGTTCATGACTTTAATTATGTTCGATTGTGGTTGAAATTTACCGGGTGGGGTAGGTTTGATTCCGAAACTACCAGGTACCACATCCTTAACCGGATATCCATAAAAAGAAAGTGAATCGGTACCCTTCATGTACACATTGAATTCAATTGATTCAGGCGAACCGCTCGAATTGGCCAATGGTTGAGCTAAATATATATAATATAACCCATGATACAGTGCTTCAAAATTAAGATCCTCAGCGCACGGTGTTAAATCATTGCGACAAAGATATGGTAAACTAATAACATGTTCTTGACCCCCAGCTGTGTAAGTTAATAACGCGGAGGGTGCGTTGGCAATAGATTCATATGAAGGAACATTAGTCAAAACGTCTAATGTAGGATTATACATTTTAAGTACCCTTAACCTGACATTCTGTTTATTGTTCATCACTGACTCGATTGAAATCTCTAAATCGCCGCGCCAAGCACGATGTAACGAATGCATAAGTTCTAAATTATTAGCGCAGTATAGTATATTATTTGTATAATCTATACCACCCTGCATTGGCGAAATGGGTCTAATCCAATATAAAGTTCCAATTGGATCTGTCGATTTAACGACGAATGAGCCTACCAATTGCTTCTTATTAGTAACGAGAGTTGTGGACATCTCGTCCACGTCGGATCCAAAAATTGGAGATTGAACAGTTCTGTCGTACTGGGTATAGGGGTCCAATTTTTCAAAAAATTGTGGTGCATCAGCCGTATTTGGGAAATTTCTCGTGGCAAGAATATCCCTCTCAGCGATGGTCGAATTATTTGGATTATGTAACCCAATCCAGGAAAACAGGGAATTGGCAGCTTTATCAATGAAATCACCAGTTATTGTTTTTATTGGGGACATAATTGAATTCTTCAAACCCTCAGTGGCTTTTCCGAAAGATTGCGGAACCCATTTAACAAATCTTGGAGTTGGAACTACAACGTCCAAATTCTTAAAAATGGCTTCAATTGTTACGGTTAATTCCTGAGAAGAACCCTCAGATGGTGATAGCGGGTTCATAACAATTAAAGCGAAAGTTGCGTAGTTACCGTTAACCGGAACTATGTCTAACGTTGGAGTAGTTGTATCATCCATATCCAATGTTGCTAAATCGGCGTTACAATACCAGGGAACTGGTATAGTAATCGAAGTGGCTTCGTTAGCGTTCAAAGTTCCATGGGGTCCAGTAAGTGCATGATTAATAAGTTGAACCCCGGAAAGTGTGTTGACTCCAGGGGGTAACGGTGGTAATACCGCGGCTAAAATCTTTCCAGCGTGGGTAATTGTACCAGCTAAAGTAATGTTCAACTCCAAATTAGCTCTATACAAAGAACCTATTTTCATCGCATTCAATAATGATGGATTGGATCGAATAACGTCACCAGGTAAGTGTAATATATTACACGGTAAAATAGAATATCGCGTATCACTGGTCGTAAATTTAGTATTCCCAGCATAAAAAGGACGTTCAACAAAAGGCTTAACATCCACTCTAAAAGGCTCGGGTATGTCAACTTGTGTATACATATGGTTGGCGATCGAATCGGCAACGTGAATTTGATTTGAAGAAATCGAAGCTACAGTTGTTTTCAATTCTTCAGAGGATGTTTCGAAATCAGCTTGAGATTTCGCAAGAAATTTTTCATCTATATTTATTGGTTGTTGTTGTTGTGCAGTAATTGATGTTACACCCCTGCATTACTAACTAGGGGATTACTCCGATATTAAAATAACATGTCTGTGGCATCGCTGGGAGTAAGCGATTTATAACCCAATACATATTAAATAATGTTAACGTCATCACACGGGTTTTTCAAAACCATAAAAACATTAATAACACAAAATAATAAAACTAATACATCTATTTACATAATAATTACAAAAATATAACACAATATTTACAAATAACGAAATATAACTAAACTAACAATTTACGAAATTAAAAAGTATAATCAAATTTGTTCAACATCTCCAAAACTTTAGCATATCCATCCGGTGAAGTGAGAATAGACACAACACGAGCTTCGTCAAACAATTCTGTTGTATAACCGAGTTTTTCACCGTAAATGTTAGTTAAACTTCTGAATAACGCGGGGGAGTGCAAATAAGCCTCGACCTGCGATGCCCTCATTTTCCCGGCCATAGCTTCTTCATAGTTTGTATCGGTACTAATCCACTGCGGGATACTAAGTATGGTATTTATCGATAAAGGTCCAACCCATTTTTCCAAAATGGGGTGGAATCTAAAATGCCTTTTGAGATAGGTCATTCGCTCCAAACTCTGTGAAGGTTTGGTAATTTCACTTTTATCTCCATTAGTGCATTTCATTCCTAACGATTCGAATACTTCTTTATATGTTAATAAATTAACATACTGCGATAAGTGCTTGGGAATACCGAACACTTTATCATCACCTGTAACTTCGGAATATATGTCTCGAAACAAGGCTACTGTAGGTTGAGGGTGTTTTCTATACAATACCAGAGCGTCTAATGCTCTATTGTACAAGCTATTTAATAACAAAGTAAGCCATGTTCCTGAAGGTAAACCGTGAGTAGTTGCGTACAGTTCATCGGATATAATGACAAGTGTTCTAATGATGCTCTTGGCGAGATAAGATTCCATATATTTAAATTCACCATCGTATTGTTCTAACATAACTTCTAGAATAGCTTCCATGATTAGAGCTACAAGCGAACCATCCCATTTAGCTGCATCCAAATCACCCGTCAAATCCATTGTCCGTAATTTCTTATACACGCGTTCCATATCAATATAGGGATTAAATCCATAACCAATACCATTCTCTGCTCGGTGTTTCTTCAGATATCTTGCCAAATTACCGAATATTCTATTAGTGTACCAAATATTGGTTATTGGCATAACTGTTATCGTTCTAGGTTTATCGCGTTTATCCTGA